CGGCTGCTAGCTAGAATGAAAAAAGATTACATCCATTATTTCTATTGTGTGTGACCCTAATTACTACAATACGATTACATGAGTCAATAGCACACAATAGAAATAATGGATGTCATCTTTTTTCATTCTAGCTAGCAGCCATAAGTCTGGAAAATACTCTGGTCTGTCAACACCAACATCAATCTATTAAAAAAAATATAAAATTTTCAAGGTGGAAAGCCTTAGCCTAAAACCACCACATCGAACTGAAACTAACAATTATTAAAGCCATGTTGCTCCATATATATCTCATCACCAACATCAATATTATTTTTTTCTTTCCAAGACATAATTTGTTTAGACAATATATGTGTATGACTTGGAAAATCTAAAGCATGATTAACAAGATCCTTCATAATACCGGCAACTTTAAAACTAATTTTAGTCATATTCATTGTTTTCTGATCAACAATTACTTTGAAATCTGGCTTCATTCTATCATATAAACCCTTAACAACTTCATAAGCTTCAAGATTCTTACCACAACAATAAGCAATGCCTATACTACGCACACAAGCTTGAATAGTAGATGAAATATTTTGAGCTGAAACAAATACCTTAGGAATTATATCTTTATTTTCTCTGAAAGTATAAACACTTTCTCCCTCTAATATAAAATAATTCTTCAAAAATTGCACTTGTAATTCCTTAGGTTGCACACCAACTAATTCAGTAAAAAATTTTTTTGATATAAATTCATCTTTAAATTGCATTCTGTAAGCAAGCTTAACAAAGGCTTGAAATATCCTATCAGTTATACCCATTTTTTGTCTGACAGATTTTAACATAGCTAAAATCAAATCATCTCCATATGATAAAAACATTAACATACTACCAAGTTCTAAATCATCATAAGAACCACCCAAACGAACATACGCATCAATCAATAACCATTGTAATTTAGTTGCTTTATAATTATTTGCTTCACTATTACCATAGGCAGTCAAATAGGTCCCACTAGGCATTGTTCCCAAGAAACACAATAATGGAACATTTTTATCAGTAGATAAAGAAATTAAATTTCCAATAAACCACCTTTGAAAATACATGAATAATGAATAAATATAATTAAAATGACCCATACCTGCCTTCAAAGCAGCATGCCAATTAATCTTCAAATACATTTTTAAAACAACATAAGCCATATCAGAAGCTCGCAAAGACTTATCCCATTCAACAACATCTGCAGGAAACCAATCAAACATGTCATCAAGCTCTTTTTTTGTCATTTTTTCCACTCTTTCCTCAACTCTCTTTAAATTCGTACGTTTAAACATCGTACGAAAAATTTGTTCTGGACCACCATGGAAATTACTAACACCAATACCATTTCCGTCCATTTGAGTTTTTTTTGAATCTTCTAAAATATTAAAAAATAATAAATAACAAATACAAAGTGAAATAACACCATCATTAATGATGGTTCTGGGCAATTTAGCTTGTAAAGAATCACCTACCTTCTTAAGTAGTTTTACTTCGTTTTTAATAAATACAGTTTTTATATCTGGCGGCAAATTAAATGAATAATCCCGCAAACCAGGATCACGTAAAGTTTTTTCCTTAACTAAATCTCTAAAAGTTCTCAATAAATTTGAAATAATAGGCCCAGCATCTCTTTTATCAGCTCCAGC